ATCCTTCGGAACCAAGGCGGCGAGGCTCTGCGCCGTCAGCCGTCGCGACTTCATCGCGCAACTGGAAAACAGAACCGTCCGGTTGCTCGAAGTAATCGTTGGGGTCCAGTCCGGACGAACTGCTGACACGCACGTAACGACGCATGGGAGTGTCGCCGAGTTCATAGCGACCATAAACGATGATCTCATCCACCGCGTCCAGGACGTTGGTGATTTCGGCCGCTGCCACAGACTCGAAACGAGCAATGTTCAGATCGGTGACGCGCGCACCAAGAAGCACCTTGAAAACCAAGGAACTGCCTTCTTTGCGATAGCGCACACGAGCATTGCCGCGGCTTTCGTCGGCAGCCACTTCAACGATGGTATTCGCCGGCAAGCCGCTCAGTGCGGCGTTCGCAGCAGCCTTGGTGTCGTAAAATTCGAAAGCGCCGGACGCTTCAGCAGCAGCAACTGCGTCGTCGCGAGCATCGAGCGCGTCTTCTTTTGCTTCGACCGCCACGTCACGAGCGTCGATAGCATCTTCCATGGCTTCGCGCGCATCGGAAAGCACTGAATCCGCTTCAGCGTTGATTTCCAGATCCTTGCGCTTCATGAACTTGCGGATCGACGGAACCGCTGTCCCATCATCAGTATACATATCGGTCGTATCGCTGCCGTTCGCCCACCTGTGCGCGCGTTCGTCACTCTGCTTGAACCGAGGAATGGCCTGATCGAGAGGGAGTTGAACCATTTCAAAAGCCTTGCTTTAAGTTGTCGCGAAGGTTCGCGGAAGATTTTCGTTCACGATCGCATGAAGTAAGTCTTCATAGAACGGGAAAATGTCAAGCGGGATTTTTCCATCGTCAATGATTGCCAGTTCATCGTCGCTATAAATCGGCCCGTTCAGTTCGGTGATGTAGAAGAATTCGGCAGCAGGAGTGTGCTTTTTGACGCTCAGTCGAAATGAAAACTGCTGCCATTGGTCGGACTTCAGATCGAACTCACCTTCAGGCGTGATCTGAACGTTTGGGAAGAAAACGTCCTTGGCAAGGCCGGTCACATTCTTGGAAATGAACCGCAGCGAACCCTCGACAAGGTTCGGTGTCGGCGTCAAGACTCGAGTCAGCGCCGGACGCCAGCGGAAGGTAACCAACAAGGAACTGCCGTTTGGAATCGAAGACGTTTCCAGAACCTGAAAACGCCCACTTTCCCGGTCCAGAAAAATGTTGTTGGTCAGGGTGACCGGCGAGCCGTTGCGAACGAATGTGATGTCATCCCGAACATAACGAACACCATCCGGTCGAACCGTCATCCCCAACTGATAAAAGCGTCCCTTGGTGACGACAATTGTCTCCGAGATGGCGCTTTCGTCTGCCTGGTTTACGGTTTCAACATCACCGCTGAACCACATGGACAGATTATCCATGTTGATATTGTCCGTAACGATGGATGCGGTGTGCATTTCTCGCAGCACCAGTGGACTTTGCTCTACGCGCTGACCGCCGTAAGAAGTAAATCTTGCCAATTCTTCCGTGTCGCGGGCTAGAGCAAAGCCCGGTGTGTTGCCAAGATACAGTTCACCGTCACCGATCTTTGTGCCCGGCGCAAAGCGGTTAAAGTACAGTTCCCCGCGACCGACAACCAACTGAGCATTTGAAGTGACGGCCATCAGAGGGCTCGGCCTTCCCGGTATGCCTCAACATGCTTTTTGACGATACGGCGACCGAAAATATACACGCCGACGCCGGCAGCCGCCACGATCAACCACGGTGAGATCGAGATGATGGTTTCTGCGATGCTGCGGAGCTTACCAATGCCACCAAGAGCATCGTCCAGGCTACCTGTGCCATCGAGCACGCCGCCGACGCCGCTGCTGACAAGAATGCCTGTGCCGATCTTTTTAAGCCAGCCGGCACTGTCGACAACAGCTTCTCCCTTGAGATCCTTTTCCGTGGCCGTCTCGCGCGCAGCCGCCATTTCGCGCTTCGGTGCCTTGATGAGTTCCGCCAGCAGCGCATCAGTCACCTGACCAGTGAGCGACAGATCGTTGTCAGCCTGAAAGGCCAAGATCGCGTTCCGTGTCCGGTTGCCGAACTTGCCGTCTGCTGTGCCGACTTCAGGGTATCCCTTGTCGCGCAACAGAATTTGAACCTGCTCAATGACCTGAGCCTGCGTGGCGACCGCGGGCTTCGGAGTCGGCGCAGGTACGTCGATCGGCAATGTGATGGGTGAGTTGTCTTTGCCGCCAGGCGACCACGGCGTATCGCGGATTTTGCGCCATTTGTTGTGGGCAGCAGCCATTTTGATGTGGTAGCGATATTTCTTGTAACCTGGGCCGTTGTAGACGCTGACGATCTTCTCACAGTCAGCAGCCGTCGTCGGGCGTGTCAGCGCAGCGAGCGCTCGCATTTCGTCATCGATCTTTGCAGCCTTGATGAATGCGACCATCGCGTCCAGGTGGGTTTCCTCATCTTCCATGAACGCACGGACCATCGCACCGACAGTGGGAAAGCCGACCATCTTGTAGTTCTCGCCGAGAACCTGACTGGCGCCCCAAGACGACGCCATCAGTGCAGCACTTTCGTTGATGGCAATAGCTTTGATCAGGCGCGGATAACTGTCACGCGGATAAGGTGCTGCACCCCATTCAGCGTAAGCCAGTCCAGCCTTGACCGCTGCGGTGCGTTGCGCACCCTTCAGATTGCGATAGAAGACGTGGGGCTCGAACAGCATCTTCGGTCGGCCGCTTTTGTCAAACCCCGAGCCCAACGTTTCCACGTCCATGAAGGCGTGAAGTTCGTCCTCGCCAACGCCGATCTTGTGCGCAATCCGTGGAATATCAACGTCATCGAGGCGCTTGGCAGCACCTTTGAATCCATTCCAAGCATTGACCATGGCTCGATCTCCACAAATTGTTTTGTCGTCTATATCACACTTGGTTGATTTTGCCAGTGGTTAAACGATAAGGCGGTTCAACGCCGAGCGGGCCGGTCCAGCTACACCATCGACATTATATGGTACGGCGTAATAGTCGAAATAACCCTGTGGCGCCTGTGTACCAGTTTCTTTGAAGAAGACAAAATTGTCGATACTCAGGTCACCCATTCCATTGGTCAGTGCATTTACAGCCACGCTACTCGCGCCGGCCGACAAGGCAAAATAAGCTGGTCCGTTTGCAGAAAATACCAAACTGCTTGTGACGCTAGTGCCACCTGTCAACTGGCCTCGAACATTTCCTGCCACGTAATCACTGATCGTAAAACCACCCCTGTAGATATCACCTGAAACCATGGAAACGACCTGAGAAATTGTGTCACCAACACCACTGCTTTTCCGGGCTTTACCTGATGAAATCGTCCAGCCAGTGCCTTTAACCCAAATCGTGTCACTGGAAAAATCACCGTTATCCAGAAGATTTGTTATACCAGATTCGCCGTCAGTGTATGCGTAGACACCGCCGCTCGTGACAGCAGCATGCGTCTTTACCAACGTGGCAGTCATTGGATCAAATGTATCGCCAGCGGGCACTCTGAAAATTTCGATCGAACGGGTATGATTGCCTGCCGTAACTGATGTCACCGAATGACCCATGGCGCCACTTGTTGCACTGAACACTGTGGGTATCGCCGGGATTGCGTTGATCCGTTCGAATTCGACACGATGTCGTTGCAACGAATTTTTTCCTGATCGCACGGCTTCCAGTTCAACAGCAATTTCGCCAGCAGCAACGTCGCTTGTGTAGGTGTATGTTGCTGCTGTTATGCCTGAAACTGAGTCGAGCAGTGTGTCAGCAAGATCGTAAAACTGAAGCCGATAGGTCACACCCGCTTCAGGACCAACACTGGTGTCCCAATGGCTGACAATCTGATCTTTCTGCAACAGACGGTCTCGATGGGTCCAGGAAAAAGTGACATCACCAGTCACAGTTTCAACTTCATGTGCATCGGCACCATTGATCCTAAATGCGCCAGGGGGATATGGCAGATTCTGTCTAGCCACAATGTCGATTGTGTCAGACGATGCCAGATCCAGATCGAGCACTGCGGATGTTGTGACCGACTGTAATTTCACATCTACAGACTCACCCGCTGCGTATTCTCTTTCATCAAAGCCAACTGTGCTCTGAATGAAGAATCCTTTCGTACCGACGCCGTGCGCTACCGGCACTGTGTCAACACAGCCGCGTTCAATTGTAAGCGTGCCACTGACTCCGTCGCTCGAAAGCGAAATTGCTGTGACAAACACAATTTCGTCACCAAGTTGAAGAAGGGAATTGACTGAAGCTGTTCCCATTTCAATTGCGTTCACAAAAGGAAGTGACACCGTGTATGGGCCAATGTCGACTGAAGTGACAACCATGGCGCACCAGTCACCGGCACCATGGATAACGTAGCTTTCAGATCCAGTGCGCGACAGAATATTGTAGTCCAAATTTGAAGACCCTGGACGTGCTGCAATGGTTGCCGCCGAACCAGAATCTGCATCGACGCTCGAAAGATCGGATGCCGACAGGTTTTGATAAAGTTCCATATAAGTTGTTTCGCGAACGAAACGATTTTCAATAACCTTGGGCTCAGGGTCAACTGGTTCCCAACCGGGTGGTTCCTCACCTGTAAAAGCCACTGCAGAAAGGCCAAAAACATCGAGAACGGCTGTGACTTTAATTTCACCATTGGTCAGATTACCGTCTTCGACCTTGCCGGCACGCAGCACAAGGTTGGTCAAACCTTTGTCAGGGGCCGTAATGCGAAAAACAGCGCCCGGATACATGCGCCAAGCGCGCCTGTCGAGCTTAATTTCGTACCGTTTACCGCCCGAAGAAACTGCTTTCAAATCCCGCTGAGCGATCCTTGAGCCAAGTTCCGCCGTGGGGATGCCAGCATATTCTTTGGTCGTGCTGTTTTTTGAGTCGAGGCTTTGCATCGAAGCAAGATTTTGCGCACGAACCGACCGGCTTTCATTTTTCAAAGGATCGGTAAATTTCACGATCACTTCATTGATCGCATTCTGGCGCGAAGACGCTTCGGGCTCGATAGAAAGAAGTCCGGAATTGTAGTCAAAGATCGGCAAATCTTCAACGTCGTAATCATCCCGAATTAGTTTTAGATTCAGAAGACCTGTTTGCCGATCAGTGTAAATCGAGCCGCCAATATGTGCAACGACGTCCTGAACGAAGGCTTGCAGTTCGTCCTGGCGGTTCCAACGCATACACATTCCAAAACCCTCAAAGAGATCGAGATCGGAGACAAAAGGCATGGCCGCTTCCTGCTGGTTCGACAGGAACGCCGGCTGCGCCTATTACCGATGATACTGTCACGACAATCGCAGCCAAGGATCTTTTCGGTGGTGAAAAGGCCGAAGGTGGCATTGAAGGCACGCTGACTGTTTGCATGGGTAAGGTCACGCAGATTTTCCCGGCATGGGTAAAAGCATTGATGAAAGAGAAAAGGCAAAAGAATATGAAAGAAGGGCTGAATATTGGAAGGAAAGAGCGGCAAAAATAGATTTATCCATGTGTGATAGTTTAGAATACTTTGAAGAAGAATTGAGAAAAGCAAAAGAATATCATCAACTTTTAAAAGATTTCCCCGAAAAAAGAAGACATTCAATGTCATTGCAATACGCAAACAAAGTTGTAAAAGATATGACCGAACGTGTAGAAATGGCTATTAGATTATGGGGTGATCCTGAAGAAATTGAACAACTAAACAAAGAAAAAATAGAAGATGCAAAGCCAAAAAATACTAAAAAACAAAACATTATTGAAAAATACAACGGCTTTTTTGCATTCTCAAATGAAACTTTTAAATCTGAATACAAAAAATTAGTTGATAGTGGAATTATAAACGAAGATGATAAAATAGTACACATTAAGGCGGGACTATATTTACCAAAAATTAATGTAGATTTGTTTTTGAAAGAATTTTAATTAACTTTCAGGGTGCAAAGTATTGATCCACTTTGCATCTACTAAAAAAGTCGCAAAAGAGCGCAATTAAATTTGATTTAATAGAGAATTACATTTTTGAATGCATTGATTTTTCAGAACGCGAAAAACATCCTGAAACGAAAAACGAGCAAATTTCGTACTTATTAGAAATTTGCATAAGTGAAAAAAGATACAACAAGTATCCAAATGAAAAAAGCATGTT